GCCTTTTCCATTCCTGAATGAATAAATGTTCCTAGAATTGCTCCTAGAGTTTCTGTCTGATTAAGTTTCTGCGTTTGTTTTAAATCATGCCAAACGCGGCGAGAGCAACCGCCTAATGAAGATGGCCCTACTTCTACTTGTACAGAACGCGAGCGGCTTGAGTCATAACCACGCAATGACTTTACAACCATGTCTTGTAAATCAATCACAGATTGTCCTCATTCCACTCTTTTGTTTTACGCTTGAATGTAAATTCAATTTGTTGCAAGTCGGCAATAATGCCTTCCATGCGTAACATTGTTTGGGCTACGCCTACGCGTTTACCCAACCAAAATCCAATAAAGTAAGCAAGCGCGACAAGCAAAAAAGTTGTCATAGTTCCATGCTCGTTCTAACTGAAGCGCTCATGCTCCTAGTCAAATCCACTTGGACCCTGATGCGTGCGTTATTGTTGCGAGCGGCTTTTACCCGCGCTTCAATAATATTAATATCAAAGTGTAAGTTTTCATTTTCCAAAAGCGCCAAATCATCACGCTCTTGAACTGTGTAATTTTTACCTGTTGGAGAAGATTTACTGGCATAAGTCATACGGCTTCGCGCCATACAAACTTCATACTCAGCCTTCTTTTGATGATATTCGGATTCGCATTTATTGAGTTCTTCATGCGCCCCATCAATTTCTTTGGATAGCGCATAAAGTCGTGCCTCAATTTGTTGTGGGGTTACTATCTGAACCATCATTCTCCTTCACAACATGTAATCCTTGAGCCTCTTGGCGTGTTTGTAACTTGATTAGTTTCGCCGCATCACTTGATAAATCAAATGGGTCTGCCGCTACCTGAAATCCTGCGCGCTCCATAGCCTCTGCAAGCACTTCAGGAAACACATCTAGTTCTCTCGCAATAGCGCGAATACCTAAGGCGTTTTGGTGAACGCTTACAATGTATCCTGCAGATGGAACAAACTTTTTTTGTTTGTCGCTCATGCTAACTCCTTCTTTTTCTTATTAATTACATCAAGCAAAGTCGTGCCATTTACCTTGATGTCTTTTACTGATGCGTATTGGGTATAAACGCTTTTTAATTGGTCCATGGTTACTGAGGTGTCAGCAAGAGCAATAGCCATAGTTGCCTCTGAATGTTGTTGTTCCGTAATTTTTGGTAAAGCAACAGGCGCGGAAATTGTTACGCGTTCTGACTTCTCCATATCTTGCTTTGTAGGGCGTATGGGCTTCTTTGTATTGGGGTCGGTTCCCATATACCCTGCAAGGCTCAACGCCCTTCCTGCGGCGCTTGTAGAGGCGTTTTCAAGGGCGCTAGTTTTGTTTATATGACTACTGCCAACCATTTCCTCTGCATAATCAACAGCCTTCAATAAATCACCGTAATACAAAGATGCTTTAACAATGTATTGCAATGGGCGATTGGTCGCAGGGTCGCGGGCGATGTCTACAATTTCTGTAATTAATCGTAAGTCAGGGTGGTCATTGAGTGCGCGTTGTAATCTTTCGGCTACTGTTTCGTAAGCCGATAAATCAAATGCCATTCTTTCCTTCTTTCTATCGGGGGGCATACGCCCCATGGGTAAGCAGACCCTATACCCGACCCCTGACATTACAAAAGACCCCCTGCGGTGTGTCGGAAAAATTATTTGTAACCAGTGCAATACTTAGGGGTCCAGGGGGTTCTTATGTCACAGGCAAGAGTTCACATTAGCCTTTTCAATCTAATTGTTGAGGTAGAGGCCGACTTTCAATATCCTGACATGATGCAGGATTTATCTAATCGGGCGCTAACCAGTTTTATTGCAACCATGGATTATTGCAAAACTAATGGCATGGACATTAGGTCAGAGGATTTTGATTTAGAAGATGAAGAATGATGGCGACTGTACCAAAGAGGACTTTGACTCACTAGATGAGGCAATAGACTTTTGGGATAATTTGGGTTTTTAATCCAACCAAATCTTATAGCCTGCGGTTACTCGCCCTTTGATTGGGTCAATAAAATGCAATCTTTGACTTGGTGTCGCAGTCGCGGCGAGCATGACACCTGCATATCTATTGTCTGATTCGGTAGAACCTGTTTGGTAAACACTGCCCAATCCATTTGCAAGCGCCCATTCCGCATGGGTGTGGTAATGACCAATATAGACATCTCTAAATTCCCATGGGTAAGAGCCACTGCGCCATCTATTGATGTGTTGGACAATCGTTGCTGGAGATGCAAAACCATTACGACCAACTTCATCACCATGAATAACGAGCGCGCGATACTCACCGATTTGTACTCTTTGTATATCATCAGGACATTCTTGCCAGGTAAGGCGCTTTTCGCCTGCAAGTAATTGGCGCGCCAATTCATAACACATACGGTCAAAATTGTCAGAACGAGGAACATTGTCACGCTTACTTCCAATACGCCCATGATTACCCCACTCAGGAACTACCGTAACTTTTTCATAATTAGCAAGAGCGTAGCGAACCACATCTACGCAAAGCCTGCTTACATTTACATATTGCTCAAACAGTGTTGAATCAATCTCAAAAACTTGATTAGGGAAATTAAATAAACCCTCAACCATGTCACCGCCAAAAAGTATGTAACAATCTTTTACCGGATGATTTGCTCTATGTATTTCTGTAATTCTTACAGCCTTTTGTGCAAATTCTAAAACCCGCGTACGCATTACTTGAGAGTTGTAAGTAGTAGTTTTTTTTGCGCCTTGCCAATCAGTCATGTGCCATAACGCAACTTCTGCTTTGCCGCTAACACCTTTTGCCACCTTTTGCTCCACGGGTTTAATAGGACCCATCGTAAGCATTGCATCATAAGCGGCGCGGTGCGTTGCCTCTACCAAATCTTCATTTCGCATTTTTGCTTTGATTAATTGTTTTTGCAATCTGTACAAAGCGTTTCGTAATTCTTTGACATCATCGGATTCAATACCTTCAGGTAGTTTTTTTAAGTTATCTTCTAGGCTCATTGTTTTACCATTTCATACCCGTGATGTGTATAACCTTGTTTATCTATCCAACTATCTTCGTGACTTGGGTTTTTAAATAATCTCACTGTTTTTAAACTATCCATCATTAATGCTACTTGCCATGGCGCAATGTCCTCAATGTCTAGTAACGCACCCCATATCCTGCCTATTTTTGCAAAGTTCTCTGTTGCGTCACCATATTGTTCTTCTCTATCATCAAGAATTTTATTTACTTTGGACATTTGCACATACCTCTACGGTGCGCTCTTATTGTTTCGGCAGTTGTTTTATGTCCTTCAGCGCGCAATGCTTTTACAATAATGTTTGCCGAATAACCTTTTGCCCAAGCATCATCTAATGCTTTTTTATCTTTATCTGATAATGAGTTTATTGTCATTTGCCATGCACAATATTGACTATATGGTTTTTGCTTTGATGCTAACTCTTGTAATGATTTTTCTAAAGTCATGCCCACCTCCACGCATAGCCTAACACAAGTATAAATGAGCAGTTTAGACTCATACTCAGGAGTGCTTTCCCATGGAGGAGGGAAATTAGGCTTTCTTTTTACGAGGCTTCTTTGCTAGGTTTTTGATTTCTTTTTCTACCCAATCTGCGACCTTGCCAAATGCAGGGTCGTTTTTATCAACAGCGCGAATGGATGGGCCGATAATTGCGGCTACAACGCCTGCAATTAAAGCCTTTACATCTGCGTCAGGATTGACTACCCAAACAGCCGCACCCGTCAAAACAAAGTGACGCAATGCGGATTTAATTTGGCTTATAGTTGCTTTTTTTAGATACATTATTTCTCCTTAGTAGGTCTTGCTACAGCCATTACAACAGAATAGGGGCGTTTCTTACGATATACCCCGCCTCCATTGCTTTGACTATTTTTTTTGTTAGAACTTGTATTGCCTTCTATGCAATACAAATACTTACCTTTATTTTTTACCACAATGCCCACATGGTCGGGTTGGGCATCTGTGTCAAACTGAAAAAAGGCTATATCGCCTGCTTGCGCTTGTCCAATTGGCACTAACTTATTTTTAGCAGTAAACCATTTTAAACCTGCATCGCATGAAGCAAAACCTTTTGCATTGCTTGCCGCTATTGTTTTACTAGCCCCAACTTTGTAATATATCCATGAAATAAACATGGCGCACCAAGGTTGATGATTAAGCCCATACCATTTACCGTATTTAGTGTCATTGTTTGTGCCTTCTTCATATTGTAATTCTCGTTTTGCGTGCCAAACAATTAACTCTATTAATCCTTCTCTATTAATAGTCGGTATATCTCGTCTACTCTCGTTTCTAATTTGTCCACCTTCTCATCTATGTCACGAATTTTATCTTTTATTGATGTGCCCCCATTGGGTTTAAGTTCTGCCAAATAGTATTTTACTAAATGTCTAACACTCATGGCAAAGGCTCCAACCAGGGTGCAAACACCCACTGCAATTCCAACCCATTGTTCTATGCTCATAGCGCCTAATAATAACAGTTATGTACTACAAGGTAATAAAATTTGTACCATCATAATATTTGAGGTCGCCTGAATCTGTATCAAAAAATATGTCACCTATTCGCGGATTACTAGGCGTGCTAGTAGAAAAATCAACATTAGGTGCAGTGAATCTTTGCGCTAATTCTAATTTGCGTAATCTTTGGTCTAGCGTTGCAAACAAAACTCTCAAATCAGGAGGTTGATTAATGTATGCCATGATGCCTCAATTCGTTGTGTCAGTAAGCGTAAGAGTAACGCGTTCAGGGCCATCTTCGCCGGGTTGCACACTTAATGCCACTATACGATAAATTTCATCTAAAGTTTCAGGAAAACGCTCATCTGTAATTATTAAACGGGCATCATCGCCAATGTTATAAGTGCCAAATTCGGGCGTTACATAGGCAGGAACTACTATTTTAATTGTAGTTGGAGGGTACGAAACAGCATTAACCTGTCCAGTAGCCAATTCTTGTAATAATGTAGCATCTGTTGTATCTGAATAATTAGCCTGTTCTTCTAATAAAGCCCAACCGTCTATTAATTTAGAAGCATCCTGCGCTGTTGCTATTAATTTGCCTTCATTTGAACCAGCGCCTAAAGCGTAAACCGTATTAGCGGCAATACTGCCATCTTCCGGATATTCATATTCTACAATATTTCCTGCAGGAAAAATAAAAACAAAAGCCGCCGGGTCATTAACATCATAAACCACACCTGTTCTTGGATAACCAAGAATTAAAGTTTTTATAGGTTCTTCTGTTACGCCATCGTAACTTACATTTATATTGAAATCAAAACCATTTTCTGCGCGAGATAAATCTTGTATAGCAGGATATACGCCTTTTAATTCATAAGCATAATAAACTCTATCAATCAAAACACCTGAAGTTTCACTGCCTGTAATAACTCCTATATCTCCTGAAGATACGCTTTGTGCATTATCTATAAGAGTGCGCGCAATAACTAATTGGTCTGTATTAGTAAAAGCCGTTGTTTGTGTAATTCGGCGGCGTTCAAAATATGACTCAAATTCTCGCGCTGCCAAACTTAATTGTTGAGCGGCACTGTTATAAGTCCTATTCCAAATTACACCGCCCCATACCAACACGCCATTTCTATCAACATAAATAGCGGTTTTGCCAGGTATAGTAGAAGCATTAACATTAAATTCAGGCGTGCTTACGCCTGATAAAAGCAAATGACCTTGCAGAGTTCCAGCCTGGTTTAATTGTTTTGTAAAACCCACTCCAGTAAGAGGTAATTCCGCAATGATTTCATTGGTTACTAAATTGGCAAATAAATAGCGATAGGTTGTAGTCATTCGTCAAATGGTGGTTCCCACAAACCTGTATCCCTATTGAGTATGAAATTAGGACCAGGTTTAGGTGCAATAAAACCACCATCATCGCCTAATGTTGGGTCAAAAGTGTATCCAATTTCACCGTAGTTATATCTAAATGGTTCGCCTGGACCTGTGTGTTGATTGCCGTGTGTATTAAATGATGTGCGCTTACATACTGCGCCCCATTTCTCGCCGTAATAAGCCTCCCAATCAGAAATGCCGCCAACAACAGTATTTTCATTTTGTCCAGGGATAATTGCTGTAACAATGTTGTTTGCATCTAAAAAACAATAATGTGCCATTACCAACTCACCGTATCCGTTCCACCTGTAAAAGTAAACACTTTATATCCTGCACGACTTGTAACATTTCTTGTGTAAGTCAAACCATTTCCAATATTAGGGTCTTTAAAATCAACAGGATAAGCAAGAATAACTACTCCTGAACCTCCTGAAGCCCCTTGCGTACCTGTCGTTCCTCTGCAACCACCTCCACCGCCACCTCCTAAATTCATTCCACCTGCAGTAGCGGATGTCACAACGGTGACATCATCTGATGCGCAACCATCGCCGCCCCCTCCCGTACCTCCAAGTCCTCGTGTTGGGGTAAATCCAGTGCGACCATCTGCGCCCCCGCCTCCTCCACCTGCATAAGTAACTGACGAGCCTGTGATTGATGATGCTGTGCCTGCACCTCCGTTACCCCCAATATAACTGCCTGGAACATTTGCACCAACTGCGCTTGCGCCTCCACCTCCTGCTCCCGATTGTGTTGGGGGAGGTGACGAACCGTTTCCACCATTATTACCCTGGGAAGGAGATTCAGTGGGCGTATTACCTGCTCCACCATTGGTTGGATTACTGCCCAATGAACCCCCTCCACCGCCTGAACCTCCAGATGTTGGGCCAATCTGTCCTCCACTATTTGCTCTATTTCCTGCGCCACCGCCTGCAGAAGTAATAGTGCTAAATACAGAGTTTGTTCCACTGCCACCAACAGTTAATGTATAACCTGTACCGGCGCTGACGCTAAACGAAGCATTTGTGCGAAATCCCCCTGCGCCACCCCCGCCCCCTCCAAATTGAATTTGTGAATTATTGGCATCTCCACCGCCTCCACCTCCTGCTACCACAAGTACTTCAAGACTTGTCGGAGCAGGCAAAGGAACGCCAAACATTCCATAAGCAGTAGGACTTAATTGCGTTGATGCCATTAATGGACACATGACAATTTCTCCTTATGCGTACTTAGTTTGTGATGCGATAACTGTATAAGTAGGTGTTGCGGCTGTTTTTATAATGGCAAATACATAAGCATCTATGCTTGAAGCATTACCGCCAATAGGTGTTGTGCCGCCTTGCCATTTAGGGGTAACGCCAACGCTATCAATTTGTATAACGCTAGGATAATACGGAGTCGCACCATTTGTATTTAGCCAAACTAAAGTGATTGCATCTCCCACCGCTAACTTAGAAGATAAAGTTGTACTTGCATTGAATCTAAAATTTAAAGTGTGATTGCCTGAAGCGTTTGATGTGTAATACCAAATACCCGCAGTTTCTACATCGTAATTTATAGTGCCTGTCGCGGCGGCGGCAACAACATTTGTGCGTTCTTCCGCAGATTTAATAATTGGAAAATTATTTGTTGCATCATTTATTGTTGGTGCAGTAAGTGTTTTATTTGTTAAAGTTTGCGCTGTAGTTAAATAAACAACAGGTAAATTGGTAGTAACATCTACGCGAGTATCTGTTATGGCCCCACTTACGATTGAAGTAACACCCGCACCGACTGAAATAGTTGCAAGAGAAATAGCGTTAGCAGGAGTTGCAGGAGCAACAGGTGAGCCGGATGGAGTTCCTGCGACTACTTGAAACACTACATCGTTAAAAGCGCCTGTGTAATAAGCATCTTGCACTGTGACTACAATGCGGTCAATGCGTGCATTAGTGGGGTCTGCAGTTGTAATAGTTAAAGTTGTTGTAGCGTCATTATAAACTGTATAAACACCCATATCTATTTGGGTTGTACCTACAATAGCCGCCCAACCTTCAGCAACAAGCACTGACATACCTGCAGGAGAATTGGCGGTTACTGCTAATGAAGTAGAACCAATAATGCCTGTAGTTGCATAAAGCGCCTGCATAGAAAGACGGTCATTTTCTGCAGGGTGTGACCCATTTTGTAACCATGAGGGCGGTGTGCGTAGTGTCATTTATGCTCCTAAATGTAGGCAGACTGCCATTCTACGGTAGCCTGAGTTATTCCTGATGAGGTTCCTACTCCTGTAAAATAAAACTGATTATTGCCGGGTTGGGCAGAAAACCAATTTGATGTGCCTGATATTAATGTATTACGAGCGGGATTGCCATTCAATGTAATCAATTTATTATAAAGGTCAATCTCAAAAACATCGTTAGAAGCCAAAGTTACATTGAAATCTAATGTGGCATTTTGCGTATTATTGCCTACTTCCGGATTGGTTATTGGCCCATTTATAGTAATTATAGGGTAGGTATCAGTCCATCCATTATTAGTTATTGTTGTTGTTAATGTGCCACTGCCGCCACCATACACTAGATTATAGACTCTATTGTAGACACGCCCTGACGGAGCGCTAAATTGCATAACTGCAGTTTGTTCGTTTGTATCATAATAACGAGGGTCGGCACAAAACAAATCTACTTGAGAAATAATATATCCATAAGTGTAATTTGGATTAAGTGATGCCATGTGATTGCGTACGCGAGCATAAATTACTTGCTCTGCTTCGCCTGCCGATAATAAAAAATACAAGGGCGTTGAACCGCTTGTTTGTGGTTGGAAAGTTCTTTGTAATATATTAAAATTTGCTTGCGCAGAAGCAGTTGAGGTTGCGGTAGTTTGTATTAAAATAGAAATTGTGCGGCCTGCAAGAAAATCCCTACCTGTAAACATGCCATCTGCGTATCCACGGTTATCATCTTGATTACGAATACCAGGTAAACCTTCTAAACCTTCTACAGAGAGAATTTGATAAGGCGACCCTGCGCCTCCAAATACTTGATTGTTAAATGAAAAAGAATAGTTAGTAATTACTTGTGGCATTAGATTGCTACCATCGCTGTTCCGTAACTAATCGCTGATAATGTCGCGGCAGTAATTGTAGATACATCTGCAGAAACGCTAGTGAAGTTTTGTTGCACTGTGACGCTTGTGCCACTTGTGCTAGGAGCGCTTCTATATTCCATTTCCGCAGGAAATACAGCACCTCCTCCGCCTCCTCCTAATACACGCGTATTTGCTAACGCATTTGAAGCGGCTTGCGTTGCTCCTAATGATTCCATAATTGCGGCGGCTTGTCGCAATTTTCCTAGTAAAGCATTTACCTTTTCTTGTGTTTTTTTATCAATTTCATCTAATGATTTATTGTAAGATTCTTGCGCACTTGCAATTGCTTTTGCCAACGATTCTTGCGCGTCTAATAACCCTTTATCAAATGTTTTTTTGGCATCCGCTTCTGCTTTGCGCAAAGCGTTTGTTGCTTCTTCTATTGCTTCTAAGAAATTCTTTTCACTTTCAGCCAAAGCATCATTTAATTCTTTTTGCGCTTCTAATAATTTTTCGTCACGAATTAATTTGGCTTCTGAAAACGCCTCGCTGTAAGCGGCATTGGCTTCACTGATACTTTGTAATAGTTCTTTGTTTACATCTTCTAGAGCCTGTGTAATATCTGATTGCGCTTGACTATATTCTTTCGTTAGTGCTTTAGTTGCAAGTGTTGAAGATGTAGATAATGTATTAGCAATTATGTCCATGCCTTCAGAATTCAATGTTTCTAATTGAGCATACATTTTTTGTAATTCTTTTTGTTGCGCAGGCGACAATTTTTTAATTTGTTTAATCATCTCTAAACCGGCATTTGGCCCTGCTTTAACTATTTCTTCTAAGAAGGTTTGAGAAAATCCTGCACCTGCTAATTCGCCCGCTCCTAATTGAAACTCTTTAATACTTTTTAATTGTTCGCGTAATGCTTCTAATATATTAATATTTTTTTCTTTAGACATGCCAAACAAATCGGCTAGGCTAAATTGCGTTCCTTGTTGCCAGGCATTACGCAAGCGCTCGCGGCTCTTTTCCACAATTTCTGCTAATCGCTCTACACCGCGTTTTGTAATTTCTTCATTCTTTTTCTGCGCCGCTTCTTGTAAATCTACAATTTTTTTGTCTTTTGTTTTTTCTAGTTCAATTAGGCGTTTATTGTATTCACTGTGTATTTTCAATACGGTTTCAGTGTGGCGTTTGTTAGCGGCTTCATCTGCTTTGTCACGCCGTTTTTTCAAATCTTCTTTTGTTTCTTCAAAGCGCTCTGCTAGGTCTGCAAGTCTTTCTTGATACCTTTCTTCCAAATCTTCTTGTTGTTCTTTGAAACGCTCATTTATATCGGCAATGCGTTCATTAAATTGTTCTAATGCTTCTAAACGCCGTTCTTCTGATTCTTCATATAATTTAGCAATATCTTTATTAATTTTCTTTGCTTGCTCTTTTGCTTTATCTAATTTCTTTTGGTCAGCCTTATTTAAAGCATTACCTTTAGGGTCCTTAGAGCCAGCAAACGGGTCTTTATCAACTTTATCTATTTTATCTTTGGCTTTGTCTGCCTCTTTGCCTAACTTATCTAGGTTAGCCGCCAATTCTTTAGCCTTTTTTGATGCTTTGTCGCCAAAATCAGAAATGCCATCTAAGCCTTTGTTAATTCCGTCTAATGCACTTTTTGCATATTTACCAACGCCCGGCAATTTAGATAATGCAAATAAAAACAAGCGCATTGGCCCTGTAACTATTTTGCCAATTGCTTCATACACTCTAGCAGTTATTGGAATAATACTTGCAAAAGCATTTAACGCTACTTTAGCCATAGAGATTACAGCATTACGGAATGTTTCATTACTTTTAAATAACTTAACCATACCTGTCACAAGTAACGCAACAGCCACAATTAATAGTCCTATGGGATTTGTTGCCATGACTGCCTTAAAAATTCTTTCTTGAATGATTGCTTTTTTTACCGCAATCGTATAAAGACCCCACGCGATAGCACCCAAACCAAGTACTGTAAAAAATACTTTTAATTCTGTGCTGTTTTCTTTAACAGATTTTAATAATTTTTCTAAAGCAGGTATAACTGTTTTAGATAAAGTTTCCATTATTTTTTCAAATACAGGTAATAAGCCTTTGCCAATTTCTTCTTTTAAACTGCCAAACTCATTCTTCAGTTTAATCATGCGACCTTCAGGAGTGTTAGCAAGTGTTTTATTAAAATCTTTATATGTGCTATTGAGAATATCTGTAAGTGCGGCGGCGCGCTCTGATTCGCTTCCTGTTGTTAGTAATTTCTTTTGATTATCGGTAAGTACAAAACCTTGTCTTGTTAAAGAAGCAAAATTACCGTTCAATGCTTGGGCTAGACCATTAGTCATAGACCTAAAATCATCCGTAGAGGCTGTTGCTCCTTTTTCGGCAGTAACATAATCTAAAATTGCAGGCGTTAATGTGTGGATTGTTTTACTTTGTAAATCAAATGTGGCAAGTTGCGATTGCGTCATAGTCACATTTTCTTTTGTTACTACACCCACTTTCTCTAATGCTTCTGCTTGTGCATTTAATGCTGCAACTTGTGCTTCTGTAGCCGCGCCGGTGTTAAGAAGAATTGTGCGTAATCTCGTTTGTACTGCCGCCGCTTCTTGTGCGGCGGCTACAGATTCTTTAAAAAAAGATACAACTTGTGTAGCCGCAAAAGTTACACCAATAGTCGCGGCTAGTGTTTTTAACTTAGCGCCAAAGCCATCAAATACACTATTGGTTTTTGCCACATTGCTATCTAAACCTTTTAGCGCTGATTCTGCCTGCGCAAGCCCTGTTTTTAATTGCGATATATCTGCTTGTATTTGTACGAGGATAGGAGGAATTTCGCCTGCCATACTATCCTCCCAACCTAGAAGCCATGTTAGTTGTAAATACTCTTGCTAGAGTTCCATTGGCTTGCAAAGTGCTTGCCGCAGGTCCTAAGTACGGATATTTTACGCCTGGTTTCCATCTTGGGTGTCCAAGTTCAACAGCCCTTGCGTAGACCATTGTTGCACTAACCTGAACTGCGTACATAGAAGTAAATCCTTTTTCTACAGGTGATGTAGTAATACTTCTGCGTAGATTACCTGTGCGCACATTAGGACCTGGGCGACCTGAAGCATTAACTTTTGCTTGTCGCTCTACCGCTAAACCTGTCATAGTTATCGCGTATTGCACAGCCAATTCAAGTTTATCTTCAGTAGCGTCAAAACCTGCAAGGACATCTGCAAGATTTGTAATAGTTATACGCGCGCTCATGATTTATTAATTCTTTCTGATTTGATTTTTTCAACCATGTTTGTAATGGCTAATAACCAATCTGCAGTACTGGCAGGCAAGTCATCCACCTGTTTAGGAGTCCAACCAAATTTATCTGCCATCATGTAATAAACCCATTGCTCATCAGGATAAGTAAACGCCTCATGGCGCTCGCCACCCTCCATTAACCATTTTAGGCGTTGGAGTTCTCTGTAGGCACTTTTGGGTCTGCCTCGTTTTCAGGCGTATCTGCCAGGTTAGGGAACAATGCTTGTTGTGCCTCTTTTGTATATTCTACTAATGCGTCATAATCTACTATTTCTAATTCATCAATAGAATCAGGTTTAATGGCTGGAACAGGAATACTCAATGACCATTCTTCAATAAGCATGGTTAGCAAAGAATCATTCATTGCCATAGCGCGGCTTAAATCTGAACCTTCTATATCTATGCTCTTGTACAATTTTTTTCTGTCGCCATAACGAATTTTTGAAGCATCTTTTAATGTGATGATTACGCCTGAGGGAAGTGTTACTTTTTTAGACATGTTGCCTCCGTTTGTTTGTGCCTTCCTATTATCCTACAGAGGAACAAGGGCGCGGGATAGCGGGGAAGGCGTACCGCTATCAACCTGCCGCCCTTGTTCTGAGTCTATATTATGCGTATGTTCCTGATGCTTTTGCGTTTTGTAAGACCCATTCAATCGGTGAAAATCCACCTGATGAACCTGCGTCAGTTGTATTTGACTGCGCGTTTAGGTCAATACTTACCTGCACATAATCTTCTCCACGCTCAATTACTGCGGCTGTGTATGCACCCTTAGTAATTGTTGCTTGGATTTGTAGCGCTGATGCACCTGCTCCATAAGCCCAATTCAAAACAATTGCTGGTTGAGTATTGTTTAAGAAGCGTGTTAATTCTGCATCAGTTTCCATCAAGAATGTAATCTTTCCTGTTACCTCTAAAGGACCAAGAAAAATGTTGTATGGATTCTGAGTTGCGCTGATGCCATAAACAGGTGTAACAGGGCGTGTCATATCAATGTTACCTGTCATGGCTGTGCTTACTGCGTTACCACCAATGCTTACAGTTCCACGCCAAACAGGTGTTGGCAGTACTGTGCTAAATGATGGCGTTGGGTCTGCGACTGTGTTTGAAGCAAAGCCTGTTGATTTTGCGTCATACTCCAACATTCCATCTGCGTTGAAACGCAAAGAGAAATCAGAGAACTGGCAACCAGGATACTGACGAACATTAACAGCGTAGAAATCTGTAAGTGTGTAAGAAATTGGTTGTGCATTTGCACCTGCGCTTAGGCTGTTTAGTAATGAGATTGTGTGTGTAAAAGGTGCGCTTGCGCCTGTAGTAGCAACAGAACCTAAGATTCCTGCTAGAGAGTAACCGATTGTGTCGGCAAATACTGCTCCACCAAAATCAAATGTAGAACGGGTGCGACCAGGAATGTAGTTGTAATTTAAAACATTAGAACCGCGTAATCCTTGGTCGTAGAGCGGGTCAATAATGTCTTGTGGTTTTAGTGCGTCTTTAGCGACTGGGATAAAATCCGTTGCCGCAACTGCCGTACCTTTGGTTGCTTCTTTAGCAATACCGAGGTAAGAGCGTACTGATGCTTGTAATGCCATTTATTCACTCTCCTGCTTTCATGTCTGACGCGGCAGACGGTTTGATTGTTGATGGGGTTGGTGCTGGTTTTGCCGCGCCACCTGCTATGAAATCAGGGTGGCTGAAACCTTCAGGCGCTTCAACAGTGTCACCTGGTTTAACGATTCCAAGCGCGGGAAACACGCGTTCTTCTGTTCCTTTATATGTCAGTTTCATTCATGCTCCTATGCTTGAATCATCTCTGTTACCTCAAATTCTAACTCAGCGAAGATGTCTGTAGCGCCTTCTTTGGATGTTGCGGGTTCACCGTAACGACCAATAATAACGGGTTCAGCACCTTGCCAAACTAAAACTCCCGTAGAATCACCAAAATTATGATTACTGCGTAACCGTTCTTTGATGTTGTCTATGAGAATGTCAAAATCAGCCATTGCATCTTGTGACTCTGAGTGCAATGAGTGAACATATAGTTGAAGTATTACGGTGTAATCTACGCGCTTCCAACCGTTTGTTGCGCCTCCTATTGCTAGGCGGTTCTCTCTTTCTTGTGCAATAAAAACTACGCACGCTGAACGAGTCATTTGACCCGGTTGTGCGTTAATTTGAAAATTAATACGCTTAGGAAAAGATACAAAAACTTGATTTAAATTTTCTATAGGAGG